CAGACGATTTATACATAACATTTAATATAGAACCAGGTGCGGCTAGAAGAACTAGCAATACAATATCAATACACCGTAAAAAAGAAACCAATACATTATATACAGTTAATGCATTGAATGCAGTTGTAAAATTATGTAACAATGGAGTTTTAGATAAAAGTTTTATTATCGATTGGAATCGTTACAAAAATTCCTTATTATTAACAGCCGAGGATGAATTACGGCATATTAGATTGGATTTTTATAGGCGCGTGAATTTGTAACAGAAACATATTTATAAACGAATACTAATACCAACCGGAACCACCAAATGAAAAAGCCATTACTAGATACATTCAATAGAATCGGAGGCAAGCGACTTAACGAAGCTCATGCATGGGAACGAGAAGAAGGCAAACCTTTACCAACATTAGCCGACGTTAAAGCTGCGCATGACGCCAATTCATTGCAAGAAGATGATGCAAATGCATCTAAATTGCCAGAAGCATGGATTGAAGCGAATCCTAGAGAATATGAAAACGCCATCGCTGCAATTATCGATACAGCCTGGGAACAATTATCTGATTTAGGTTTTGGAGATTGGGCAGAGGATGAAGGGTATGAGTATCCATCGGATGAAGAAGAAGGATATCTTAAGAATAAAATAATGAAGCGGGTTGCTGAGGAACTTACATAAAGGTACTAAAATGAAAAAAACATTACGAGACACATTTAACAGAATTGGCGGTAACCGTCTTAACGAAGCTCATGCATGGGAACGCCAGCCAGGTAAGCCATTACCAACAATGGCAGATGTAAAGGCCGCACATGAATCCAAATCATTACGAGAAGATGAGTATGATGATGAGGATGGTAATGATCAGCCATGGGAATCTAGCGATGGATGGAATGAAGATTATTTTGACGAGAATGGTGTAATGGAAGCATTGGATACAGCTCAAAGACTTCAATATGAAATTAAAAATGCTAGACGTGGTTCATATGCTGTTGATGAAGATAGTCTATTTGCAATTCAGGAAGTTCTTGTAGAAATACGAGAAATGTTGGATGGTGCTATACAGAATATCGAGTATTCAAGAGGCTAAGCCAAATTCATACATAAAATAACAAATAACAATTAACAATTTTTTTCAATACTTTTTTACAAATCATTAGGATTCGTGAAAGAAAGTATTTATATTATCAATTAAGTATTAACCATTAAAAAATAGGATTAAAAAATGGCAATTGATTTAGACGCAATCAGAAGCAAACTGGGCAAGCTCCAGACACAAACAACCAGGCAAAACAATCTGTGGAAGCCTGAACCAGGTAAGCAACAAATTAGAATTGTTCCTTATCAGCACAACAAAGAGAATCCATTTCTTGAAATGCATTTTCATTATGATCTTGCAAAACGCAATTATCTATCACCAATGACATACGGTCGTCCTGACCCGGTTGTAGAATTTTCTGAAAAACTAAAATCATCTGGAGTATCTGATGAATGGAAGTTAGGTAAGAAGATGGAACCAAAAATGAGGACTTATGTACCTGTTGTTGTAAGAGGTAAAGAATCTGAAGGTGTTAAGTTTTGGGGATTCGGTAAAACAGTATATACTGAAATCCTAGGATTTATCGCAGATCCAGATTACGGCGATATTACAGACCCAATGAATGGGCGTGATGTTGTAGTAGAATTTACACCATCTGATTCTCCGGGAACGTATCCGAAGACAGCAATTCGTGTAAAGCCTAATACATCGGCTCTAACAGAAGATCGCAATATTGCGGAGCTAGTAGCTAGCAAGCAACCTAACATCTCGGATATCTTCAAAGAACCATCATATGATGAACTTGAGAAGGCATTGGAGAATTGGTTGAATCCAGAAGAAGGTGAAACGGCAGAAGAAAGTGCATCAGCACCAGCCGCGGCCGCTCCTGCAGGAAATGTAAGTAAAGTCGATAACGTATCAGATGCGTTTGACGAATTGTTTAACAAGTAATTAAAAAAGGTTATAGATGGCAGGTAAAACTAAAAGCCAGCAGACTGATCAGTTAGCAGTTGATCTTGCAGAGGCATTGAATAAGAAGTTTAAAAACACCAATCACAAGACAGCATTCTTTCTAGACGGTGATACTGATACTCCGGCAGATGTAAAGGGTTGGGTTGGAACTGGGTCATCTATGCTAGATCTTGCAATATCCAATAGACCTAATGGAGGATTTCCAGTTGGTCGGATTACAGAGATTACTGGTCTTGAAGCATCGGGTAAGTCATTATTGGCTGCCCATGCTTTGGCCAATACTCAAAAGGCAGGTGGTATGGCAGTATATATTGATACTGAAAATGCTATTAGTCGAGACTTTTTAGAGGCCATTGGAATTAATCTTGAAAAGATGTTATATGTTCCATTAGAAACTATCGAGGATATTTTTGAGGCAATTGAAGGTATAATTGAATCAATTAGAAAATCTAGTAAAGATCGGTTAGTTACAATTGTAGTAGATTCCGTAATGGGTGCATCGACTAAAATTGAAATGGCGGCTGAATATGATAAGGATGGATATGCAACTTCCAAATCAATTATTTTATCCAAAGGTATGAGAAAGCTAACTAATATGTTAGGCCGTGAAAAGATTTGTTTGATATTTACAAATCAGCTACGTACTAGATTAGGTGTTAGTTTTGGAGATCCATGGACCACCTCAGGTGGTAAAGCTATACCATTTCATGCATCAGTAAGATTAAGATTGAAGTCAGTCGGTCAAATCAAAGTTAAAAAAGATGGCATTGATCAAGTCGTTGGTGTTAAGACGAGAACCCAAGTTGTAAAAAATCGCATGGGGCCTCCATTGAAAACGGTTGATTATGATATCTATTTTGAGTCTGGTATTGATGATTATGGCGGATGGCTAAATATCATGAAAGATCATAAAATAGTTTCTCAGGCAGGCGCGTGGTATACCTATACTAGCGATGCTGGAAAGGATGTAAAATTCCTATCTAAAGATTTTGAAAAACTAGTAATTGATGATGATACTCTGAAAACTGAGATATATAATGCGATTTGCAAATCATATATTCTTAAGTATAAGCCAGGCGAAGATATTGGTATAGATGATATAATAATTGATGATGAATTTGTAAACGAAGAAGGATGAATTCTAGATACAAACAAATTTTAAATCAGATTAACGAGGAGCGGGTTGAACAGGAAGGACAAGACAGAAATAGTCATATTATGGTTATTGATGGTCTTAACCTGTTCATCCGAGTCTTCTCGGCTATACCATCATTAAATGATGATGGAGACCATATTGGAGGTGTAGTTGGATTTATGAGGTCATTGGCCGCTGTTATACGAATGCATAGGCCTACCAGATGTGTAGTAGTATTTGATGGTAAGGGTGGATCGGTAAAGCGTAGAAAGATATATTCTGATTACAAGGCTAACCGCGCAGTCCGAACGCGTCTTAACCGACATGATGAATTTGAAGATCTGGAAGATGAGCAAGCATCGATGAGACGACAGTTCAACCGAATGATTGAATATTTAAATTTATTGCCTGTTAATATTATGGCAATAGATAATATTGAAGCTGATGATGCCATGGCATATATCGCAAATGAAATTTATACTAAAGATTCTCAAAAGGTAACTATAGTATCTACCGATCGAGATTTCTTACAACTAGTTAACAACCGTATCCAAGTTTGGAGTCCGGTTAAAAAGAAAATGTATACTTCAGAAACACTTGCCGATGAGGTAGGAATGCATCACAAAAATTATTTGATGTATCGTATGTTCTCTGGAGATAAGTCAGATAATATTCCAGGAGTAGATGGCGTTGGATTAAAAACATTAATTAAAAATTATCCAATGCTATTAAACCAGCCTGTCTCATTAGATGAGATGAAAGATTATACAGCTGATAGAGTTGCTGATTCAAAATTAAAGATATACCAGAAAGTGCAGTCAGGCATTGATTCAGGTGTATTAGATCGCAACCATCAATTAATGCAGTTACAAGAAGTAGATATATCAGGTAACGCTAAAATGTTGATACTTGATAAGACACATGAAACAACTCATCGAACTAACATATTAGAATTCAAAAAGATGTTCATGGTTGATAAATTATATACATCTATTAAAGATGTTGATACCTGGCTGCTCAATTCATTTAATTCATTGAATGCTTACGCTAGCATTTGATTATTTGAAAAATTATTATATATTTGATGTATGACAGACAGATTAAGTAACTTTGGATACACGTTCCAAATAAAAGCAATTACATCTTTATTAACTGATAAAATATTTCTCCAGCAGATATCCGATATATTAATTCCGTCATATTTTGAATCAGAAGCCAATCAATGGGTAGTTGAAACAATATTAGATTATAGTCGGGAATATAAAGCATCGCCTTCATTAGAAGTAATGAAGGTTAAGATGGTAGATATTGAAAATGATGTTCTTAAGACTCAAATTGTAGATCATCTTAAAGATGCATGGAAATATTCCGGAGCTGATGATTTAGAGTTTATTAAAGAGCAAGCAATTGAGTTTTGCAAGAATCAAGAAATAAAAAAGGCTATATTAGATTCAGTATCATTGCTTAAGAATGGTAAGTATGAAGATATTAAAGCTAAAATTGATACTGCCTTAAAGGCCGGTGGTGATAAAGATATCGGACATGATTACATGATGGATATAGATGCTCGATATCTAGAGTCCGTCCGGTTCCCTCAAGAAACGCCATGGGAGATTGTTAATGAATTAACTGATGGTGGATTAGGTAAAGGTGAGTTAGGTGTAATGGTTGCGCCAGCTGGTATTGGTAAGTCTTGGGCATTAATGAATATAGGGGCACATGCTGTTAAGAAAGGAAAAACTGTAGTACATTATACATTAGAATTAAATGCTGCATATGTTGGATTGAGATATGATTCTGTTATAACTGGAATTGCAAATCAAAATTTAAAGCATTATCAGGATGAAGTAAAAGAAAAATTGGAAGAAGTAGATGGTGATTTAATTATCAAATACTATCCAACAAAAACAGTATCAGTATTAGGTATCAAATCTCATATTGAAAAATGTATAATGCAAGGCAAGCATCCAGACTTAATTATTGTAGATTATGCTGATTTGTTAAGAGGTCATGGACAAGAGAAGAGACATGAATTAGAAGGTATATATGAAGACCTTCGAGGTATGGCAGGTGAATATGAAATACCAGTATGGACCGCTTCTCAAGCAAATAGATCAGCATTAGAGGAAGATGTTATTGATGCCAGTAAGATTGCTGAGTCATATGGTAAGGTAATGGTAGCTGATTTCATTATATCACTATCTAGAAAGGTAACAGATAAATTAGCTGGTACTGGTAGATGGCACGTAATTAAAAATAGGTTTGGACCTGATGGTATTACATTGCCAAGTAAAATGAATACATCTAATGGACAATTTGATATATATAATGATACGTCTATACAAGGTAAGGATGCTCAGAAACAAATGTCTA